GGTGTTTGCATTTCTTCCATCTCAACTTCTTCAGTTCCTTCTGGAGTCTCAACCTCTTCGGTTTCCATCTCCATTTCCTCTGGCTCCTCTTCTTCCATCTCTGGAGCTTCGCCCTGCATTGCTGCTTGCTTGGATTTCTCCTTCTGAATCTCGGCGCGAGCTTTAGCCTTCTGAAGCGCGAGTTGAGTGATGCCTTGCTCCTTACGCTGCTCGGTGCGTTGAGCATGACTGATAGAAGCTTTACCAATTGAGATGTCAGCGAGTTTCTTCTTGGTGTCGATTTCGATACCAGACTTGGCAGCGAGGTATTGAAGTTTGATGTCTTCCTCGGAGTTTGGTTGACCAGATTTCTGAGCTTCAGCTTCAGCCATTTGGACGTAAACTTGTTGAAGTTCGTCGGCCATTGCTTGTGCTTCATTCATTCCCTGCATGAATTGCTTCAAGAAGTCCTGCTTGGATTGGTCTTTACTGATATATTCAACGTGCGCCATGATGTGACCACCTTTGAATTTGACTGAGCGAACTGCCTTGGAAAGCTCTGCAAGCTCTGGTTGACCTTGCTGCACAGATTGCAGGTTCATCTGCAATTGCATCATCATATCCTGCAAGTGACCAACTGCGTGTTCGATATGTGGATCAGTTGGCAGCACAGGGAAGTTTTGCGGGTTAACGAACGCATCCGTCATGCCAGCATTCTCAAATCCGATTACGCGAGCAGTATCAGTAATCTTAGTTGGTTTGGTGTTCCGGTAGCGAGCTACGTTGTCTCTGCCAGAGAGTGCCGCGATTGCATCTTTAACTGCGTTCTCTTGTCCTTCGTTGGCTGGAGTAATTGCTGTAATCTGCAATAGCTTCTCTGCCGTGATGAGTTTGAATGACGGGCTACCAGCCCCGTTGATTAGGTTAGAGCGGATGCTTGTGATGTTTTTCCAAGCGGCGGCTTCTTTTGGAGTTCCGAGTTCTTCCAAAACTTCATAGAACTTCTTAACATATTCGTATCCATCATCGCTGGATTTAGCGTTTACGAAGCGTTTGTAGAGTTGTTTGAAGTAGAGAGTTTGGCACTCGTTGAATCGGCGAATCTGAGTTCCAGATAGTTTTGCAGACTCAGCGGCATCCAATTCTGCTTCGCCTTTGGTGCGTTGCTTGCCTCCAGCGGTAGGTGCGTTGATGCGATACTGCCCCATGCCGCGATACATATCTCCCATGAAGAACTGCATGAAGCTCATGCTTTCTGCTACTGGAAGTTGGAAGCGGTTCTGGATGAACTTTGCGCCATCTGGCATTACGCTAATTGGCAACATTTTGGTTGCGTCTGGCCCTTGACCTTCGATCATCAACATGGAGTTTAAGCGCACGGCATCAACCAATGAGTTCATGGTGAAGTCATACTGACGACAAGCGACGAATGCTGATTCCGCTTGGCTCTTAATGTCTTGGAAGAGTCCGCTTCCAACCGAGTCAGTCAGCATATACATGATCTCATCCCATGAGTTGAAGAGTCCAATCTTCAGCATCATAAACCCATGTTGGCTTCTGACATCATCTTCGCTGATCTTGCCTGCTCCCTTAATGTTGGAGTTGATGTAATCCGAGATTGGTTGATAGTCTTGAAGGATAATCGCCTTGCTGATCTTTCCGTCGAACTCCCTCCAGTAAACTTCGTAGAGGTCGATCTTTTGGTTTACGGAGAGTGACCAGTTGAATCCTGCCTCGCTGATCGTGCGGAAGAAATCTTCGCGGGTCTTGCGATTGTTGCTAAATGCGCGATGAAAACGGATAGCATCAATTGCTGCGTCAACATTCCATCCCATTGCTTCTGCCGCTGCACGATTCTCGATCTTCTTGTAGAGTTCGTATGGTGTCAAACGGACACGGCGGACAAACTCTTCAAGGTTGCAAAAGTCGATCCTAATGTCATCTGGAAAGAGAAGGTCGGAGAGGTAAACATGTTCTGGCATCCATCCGAGTGGGCTATCCCACATTCCGATTCCTTTTCCATACAGCAACATTTCCTCAAGGTCTTGCTCTGTGTTGTAGAGGTATCCGGGCCATTCGCGGATTGCTTGGTCAAATGCAATGGAAATGTTCTCTGAGTTAACGAGTCGTTCTTTTTCATTGCCAAATTTACTTTTGATCGTGCAGCAAGCCTGCCGTTCCGTAATTACATCGTAGTAACTGGACTTCTGGTTATCAACGATAAATCCAAGTTGTCCGTAGTTAACGTCAGATTGCCAAGGTAAGCGTTTTTCGGCAAGCTTGCTGTATCCGGTGGGAGGAAACATCTTGTATGCCTTATAGATACGGATACGTTTCGACTCCCTTCCGATATTTGCCAGCCTTAAATTATTAGCTATATTCCAGCAATGCGAAGCGTTGCTGATCCTTGTGGCTGGCGGATTACCATCTTGGTCAAGTGCAGCCAAACTGAAATTATCATTCCCGATGCTTAAAGACATATATTAAATAAGTTGAAGTTCTGCCCACCTGTAAATTGAGCGAGCATGTTTTTGAACATTAAGCGTTGCTGGCATAACTTGTAAGTTTGTAGGTTCATGTTTTCCTCCACGAGCAAGTGGAATTATATGGTCAACGTGAAACTTTATTCCAAGTTTTTTCTCTACTCTTTGAGATTGCTCATAAAAGCAAAGAATTATTAGTTTCTGATTTTGGTTCAGTTCTTTGTTTCCTTTTTTCTTTTCCGCCCTTCTTGCGGCATCATAAGTTCTTTGCTTGCTTGGATTATTTTTTCTCCATTCTTTTAGAATAGAAATAAATTTTTCGTGATTATTCTTGCGCCAATTTTTTGATGAAAGACTTTGCTTGTCTGGATTGCTTGTTCTCCACGCTTTTGTTCTTTCTATATGAGATTCCCTGTGCTTTGAGTAACACTTTGCTTTTATTTCTTTATATTTTTCTGGATTGTTTGTTCTCCACTTGGCGGCTTGCAGCCTAGACTTTTCTTTATTTCCACTTCGCCATTCTTTAGATTTCTCTATCGAGTATTTTTGTTTTTCATCAAAAACCTTTTTACTATACCACTTCATTCCGCCAACGTAGTTTGAATGATAAGCCCAAAACACCATGCCGTCCTCGCGGACATCACCTCGTTTGTGTTTTGTGATGGTTTCCATTTTATCGTTTACGATAATTTGTTCAAAATAGTCCTACGCTTATTGCATGAAGGACATATTTTAGCTTTCTGCTCAAGTTTAGTTTTCAAAACTTTGTCAGTTACCGCTGCAACTGTATGGATGGCTTGAGCGATCTTGTCTCCAAGTCCATCAACATACCAGCAACGATCACTTGGTTGCCGCTGGCAGATTTGATCTTCTACCATCGCTTCGATGTTAGCAGGAAGTTCGATGTTGTTTGAGCGATAGTCTTTCTCGATATTCTTGATCAAAGAATTCCATGTGCTACCATGAACGATTGCAGGAAACGTGAGTTTATCGCGCTTGATTTCAAACTTGAAATACCAGCCGCCGATTGGAGCGAGGTTTTTGTTTTTTAGTTTCATCTTGCTTTTGAAATGAAAATATATTTTCCTATTGATATGTCAAGAGTTTTTTCTTCAAACAAAGGTATTCGTCGTTACGGAATTCAATTTCCAGAAAACATGGATGATCTTGGCATTGAGTTATACTGCTACGCTATAAGTCGAGGACAATATGGTAGAACTTATTGTATTAGACAAAATATAAATATTTCAGATTTTAAACTACTTTCTCCGTCTGAACATTTTCTTAATGCAGTTAAACTTCAATGGCCGACTGAGGTTTCTATTTACAACCGAGGATATGCCAACACTCAGTTAATTAGAACATTAGATGAACTTTGCAGTAATGTTGATATTTGTTTAGCTGGAGCCGCTTCAATGGGAAAAAGTTTTCCAGTGGGTCTTTGGATTTACCTTGATTGGTGCGCTGCCCCGCATTGCACTTCATCTTGGGTAGCCACTACCACTTTGGGTGCATCCGAAGATCGTATCTGGGGTATCATCTCCAAACTTTATAAATGCGCTCGCGTTCAAATAGGTAAACTAATCGACTATCGTCATATGATTGTTTGGGGTGGAGCAACAAACGATGAGGAAAAGGAATACGATAATGCTATCAAAGCCCTCGCCTTCCCATCTGGTAATGAAGGTCAAAAAGCAGTTGATACCACCCGTGGTCGTAAGAATGATCGAATCCGTCTTGCACTTGATGAGTTGCCAGAAATGGAAATGGGCGCGATCACCTCAAAAGTTAACTTGGGTGCAAACGATGATGTTACCTTTATCGGTATCGGAAACCCATCTGCTGGTGATAATCCTCACACTCGTTGGGCTATGCCAAAAGGTTGTTCTAACTTTGATTCAGTAAACCCAGACATGGATAAGTGGGAGACTGAGACCGGAGTTTGCTTGTTTTACAATGGTATGCGTAGCCCAAACTTCGCCGCACCTGCTAATGAACCTTCTCCGTTTCCATTTCTCATGGATCGTAAGAAGCAGGAGATGATGCTCAAACTTTGTTATGGAGATGAGAATGCCATTGACTATGTTCGTAACGCTATTGGTTGGTGGCCGAAGACTGGATTTGCTCAGACTATTCTTACCGCTGACTTGATCCGTAATGCTGATACCAACGAAGAACCGCTATGGGATTCCGAGGGATTTACCAAGGTAGCTGGATTTGATACCGCATTTACAATCGGTGGAGATAGGTG